CCCGCTCATGGCCGCCACCCTGGCGCGACCTGAGGCTGCCGACGAGGTGGCCCCGTTCGCTGTGTGGCGTTAACGGATCTGTAGGGAGGCGTAACCGATGAGATGGCCGCGCCTGCCTGTGCGTGTCGACCCTGACGCCTTACCGGAACGTCGCCGGTACACGACCGACGACTACGCCTCTTGGCTGTCCCAGTCGTTCGGGTGGGGCAGTTTCGGGTTCGGAGGCCACCAGTACCCCCTTGGCGTGCAGATGACGCAGCCGGGGTCGAAGACCGAGAGCATCGGCACCAACTTCGGTGGCTTCGTCTCCCATGGTCTTAAGGGCAACGGGATCGTCTGGACCTGCGAATCCATCCGTGTCGAGGTGTTCGCTCAGGCCCGCTTCAAGTACCGGCGCTTCAACAACGGTAAGCCCGGCGATCTGTTCGGTTCGTCGGCGCTGCGGGTCCTCGAGAAGTCCGGACTGCTGGCCGAAGCGGTCTTGGACGTGGATATGGCGGGCAACTATTTCGGGTGTCTGGCCGAAGGCGAGCTGGTGCGTCTCCGACCGGACTGGGTGGACATTCTCCTCGATCCCATCTTCGTGAATGGTCGGCCGATCGGGTTCCGGAAGTTCGGCTACTTCTACTATGAGAACGGCACCCGGGACTCCAAGCCCGTGGTGCTCCGTCCGGCGGACGTCGTGCACTGGATGGTCAAACCCGATCCGGCCGCCTGCTACCGCGGCATGTCGTGGCTCACGCCCCTAGTACGCGAGGTGTTGGGAGACACGTCGTTCACCCGCCACAAGTCGAACTTCGTCGACAACGCCGCCACCCCCAACATGGTCGTCAAGCTGCCGGTGATGTCCCGCGAACAGTTCGATCTGTTCAAGGAACAGATGGACGAGGGCCACCAGGGCCCGCAGCAGGCTGGCAAGACCCTCTATATCGGCGGTGGCGCCGACACGTCGGTAGTTGGCACCAACTTTCAGCAGTTGGATTTCAAGGTCGTTCAGGGTGCCGGCGAGTCACGGATAGCCGCCGCCGCCGGGGTGGGCGCGGTCATCGCCCAGTTTTCCGAGGGAATGCAGGGTTCGAGTCTCAACGCGGGCAACTTCACGGCGGCACGTCGCCGGTTCGCTGACATCACGATGCGTTACCTGTGGCAGACCGCCTGCGAGGCGTTCTCTAGCGCGGTGCCGGTGCCGTCCGACGCCGAGCTCTGGTACGACGCCGGTGACATCCCGTTCCTGCAAGAGGACGCCTTGGATGCCGCCAACATCACACAGGTTCAGGCGGCCACCATCGCGAACCTCGTCAAGGAGGGGTTCACCGCGGATTCGGCGAAGGCGGCGGTCGTCGCTGGGGACATGAGTCTGTTGAAGCACACCGGGCTGTTGTCCGTCCAGTTGCAGCCCCCCGGGTCGGCCGCTCCCCCCACAAATGGGTCGCAGCCTGCTCTTGCGGCGGCTGCGTCGAACGGAGGGCCGTGAACCATGGCCGAGATGTCTGCCAAGTCGATCAACGACCTGCCCGATTCGGCGTTTGCCTACATCGAACCCGGCGGCGAGAAAGACGACCAAGGCAAGACGGTCCCACGGTCGAAGCGGCATTTTCCGATCCACGACGCCGCCCACGTCCGCAACGCCCTCGCACGGGCACCACAGTCACCGTTCGGAGCGAAGGCCATGCCCAAGATCAAGGCCGCAGCCAAGAAGTTCGGGATCGAGGTCGGCGACCGTTCGAGCTCTGACGGCGTCATCACCCGCACCCACCACGCAGACCTGTCGATCCGTGGCGACGGCCGCACCATCTACGGCATCGTCATGCCCTACGACGAAGAAACCCGAGTAAACGACGGGTTCGGGCCCTATGTCGAGGTGTTCCGCCAGGGGTCGTTCGCCAAGTCGATCCGTGAACGCGGCGACCGCATCAAGCTTCTTGTCAACCACGAGAAGTACCGGCAGCTCCCTATCGGCCGGTCGTTGTCGTTTAAGGAGGAGAAGCGGGGTTTGTACGGCGAATTTCGGGTGTCGGACACCGACGCTGGCAACGAAGCCCTCACTCTGGTGCGTGACGGGGTCGCCGACTCGTTCTCCGCTGGGTTCGTGCCCATCAACCCGGGCCCCCACGAACCCATCCCCCAGTCGGGGATCGTCGAACGGGTCGAAGCCAAACTGGGGGAGACGTCGCTGGTGGCGTTCCCCGCTTACGTCGGCGCCGCCGTGATGGGTGTCCGGTCTGCTCTAACCGAAATTTGGGACGAACTGTCCCCCGAGGAGCAGGAGGCCACGCGGCACCTCGATCTCCCCGCTCTCATCCGTACCGCCGCACAACAGCACGCCGCCGACACCTCTACCGACGCCGCCGAAGACGGCACGTCGGATGAGGCCGTCGAACGCGCCGCCGACGAAGAAGAGCCGTCCACCGACGCCGATGAAGTCACGTCCGATGGTCACTCGCCTCCCTATACACCCACACAGCGCCCCACCAGGTCCCTCGACCGGCTCCAAGCCGACCTCGAACAGGTGAGGGCCCGGGTCGCTGCAGCGATCTCTAAGGAGAGACGATGAGCGTCGAACTGACGCATACCCAGGCGGTCCACCGTCTGAAGGACATTGCCGACGAGATGGAACGTCTCGAGGCCAAGGCCGAGAAGGACGGGCAGCTTTCGCCCGAGGACGAGGAAGTCTGGGAAGAGTTCGTGCGGGAGTCGACCGAGGTCGACGAACACCGTAAGAACTTGGAACGCAAGGCTGAGGCGGAGCGGGTCAAGATCCGTGTCGCCGCTGCCGATTCTGCTCGCACGGGTGTCAAGGTCGTCAGGGGCTCGGACAACGGCGAACTCGACCGCGACATTCTCGATCCCGACAGCGTCGAGGACCGCCGGTTCAAGAACCCGTGGGATCTCTCTGAGATGCGGACGTTCAACCGCACCCCGGGCGAGGTCGGCCAGGAGTTGCGGGCCCGTGCTTGCTCGGCGATCGAGGTCATGCCGGGCATGAACCAGCGGCGCCGCGAAGGCGCGACGTCGATCATCGACGAGTTCGACAACGACCGGGGCGACATCTCCCGATTCGCCCTCTACACGTCAACCCCCGCCTACCTGCGAGCGTTCGCTAAGGCTGCCCGCGGCCAGATGCACACGTTCACCCCGGATGAACAGGAAGCCGTCACCCGTGCCATGTCCCTGACGGACGCGGCCGGTGGGTTCCTGGTCCCGTTCCAGCTGGATCCGACCGTGATCATCACGTCAGACGGGTCACGCAACGACATCCGCCAGGTTGCCCGTCAGGTGGTCGCCACCGGTGACGTCTGGAACGGCGTGAGTGCCGGCCAGACGACGTTTTCGTGGGACGCGGAGGCATCCGAGGTATCGGACGACACGTCGACGTTCGTGCAGCCCACCATCACGATTCACAAGGGTGCGGGGTTTGTGCCGATCTCGATTGAGGCTCTGGCCGATGAGCAGAACGTCGCCCAAGAGGTCGGCCGTCTACTCACGTTCGGCAAGGAAAGCCTCGAGGCCGCGGCGTTCGCGACCGGTACCGGATCGGGTCAGCCGTTCGGGATCGTCACCGCTCTCGCCGGCTCAGCGTCGGAGATCAACGCCGCAGCGGACGACACGTTTGCTATCGGCGACGTCTATACGATCCAGGGCGCTCTGCCTGCCCGCTACCGGGCCGACGCCACCTGGCTGGCGAACAACAGCATCTACAACCTGATCCGCCGGTTCGACACCCAAGGCGGTGCCGGCCTGTGGACCACGCTGGGCAACGACCGCCCCCAGCAGCTCTTGGGCCGCAACGCCTTGGAGGCTGAGGGCATGGACTCCACTGTCACCGTGTCCGGTGCGGTGTCCAACTTCATCCTCATCTTCGGCGACTTCTCGAACTACGTGATCGCCGACAGAATCGGGATGACCGTCGAGTTCATCCCCCACCTGTTGCATGTCACGACGAACCGGCCTTCCGGTCAGCGTGGCTGGTACGCGTATTTCCGGGTTGGGGCAGACAGTGTGAATGATGGAGCATTTCGCTTGCTCGACGTGCCTAGCACCGCCTGATCCATTTGGTGTGTTCCGTGTCTTCTATTTGCTAAACTGGAGGGCATGGGACGCAAAGGCAATGCACCGTGTTCAATCCCAGGGTGTGACGGTAAAGAATTGGCACGCGGGTGGTGCTCCCGGCACTACACGCAATGGCAAAGGAAGGGAGACCCTGAGGCTCCCGTCCGTTCTCGCCGATCATCACCCTGGGATGGACAGGGCTGTTTCGTCGAAGGCTGTGGCCGCGGGATACAGGCCAAAGGTTTCTGTCCACCCCATTATCAGAGGTGGCTGCGCTACGGCGATCCGACGGGATCGGCACCGCCACGTAGCTTCAAAACGCTGGACGATTTGCGTCGAGACGCTGCGACCGGTGCCCCTGGTGGAACCACCACACCAGCTGGCTACCGCTACCGAACCGCGAGGCGAGGTGAGCGATACGCCGAACATCGACTCGTCATGGAATATCACCTTGGTCGACCGCTCTGGACGTTCGAGACGCCTCATCACAAGAACGGCATCCGTAGCGACAACCGGATCGCGAACCTCGAGCTCTGGGTAAAACCGCAACTCGCGGGTCAGCGTCTCGACGACCTCGTTGCCTTCGTTGTCGACAACTACCCGGACGAGTGCTTAACCCGACTACGCGAGAAGGTCTAGTCATGCCAAGCAATCAGAGCCCGCTTCCGTTCACGTCGCTCAATGCAGCGACTAGCACCGGTGCAGGCACCTCTAAGGATTTGGAAAGCGTCGCGTCGACGTACGGGGTGATTGTGACTGCGACTGGTGGCCCTTCGACCGTCACGTGCAGTCTCGAAGGATCGCACGACAACGTGAACTGGTACACCGTGCCGTCTCCCACCATCACGGCAGCGGGCACGTTCACTCTGTTCCAGAACCTGCTGTTCCGCTATGTGCGGGTAAACCTCGTGACCCTCTCGGGAGGGTCTTCGCCCACCGTCACCGCGACTGTCGCGGCGATCTGATCTAAGGAGGCCGCTCATGGCGGTACTGCGTTGCACCGACCCGTTCGCGTTCACGGACCGCAAGACCGGTGTCGAACGTGTCGTTCGTGCGGGCGACCTGGTCGACGACAAGGACCCGTTGGTCAAGGGCCGCGAACAGTGGTTCGAGACGGTCGAAGCGAACGTTCACCGGGTCACCGAACGGCGTCTGGGCCGGCCGCGGGGTTCCAAGAACAAGCCCAAGGCTGAAGTACCCGCCGCTGTGGTCGCCGAGGCGGAAGCCGAGGGTTGACCTGTGGCGTTCGCGTCGTATGCCAGTGTCCCCGAGCTCAAAGCGTGGGTGACGCTCACGGACACGGTCGACGACGTTGTCATGCAAGGCGTCCTCGATTCGGTGTCACGGTGGATCGACCGCTACTCCGACCGCCATTTCTGGCGCGACGGCGCCATCGGCACCGAGGTCGCACGCACCTTCGCCGCATGTAGAGCGTGGCGGGTTAACATCGATGACCTCGTACCCGGGACCGTCACCACCCTGAAGACCGATATCACCGGCGACGGCACATTCGAAACCACCTGGTCCGCCTCGGACTATCAACTGCTACCGGTGAACCGACCGAACGATGAACCGTTCAACGCGGTCGAAGCCGTGGCAGGGTTGCGGTTCCCAATCCGGGCGACTGCAGGGTCCCGTGGCAACCGCATCGAGATCACCGGGATCTGGGGTTGGGCGACTGTTCCGGACACGGTCCAGCAGGCGTGCCTGTTGCAGGCGTCTCGGGTCCTCAAGCGGCGCTATTCGCCGGAAGGTGTTGCCGGGTTCGGCGAGTTCGGTGTCGTCCGTATCGGCTCCCGGCTCGACCCTGATGTTGAGCTTCTGTTGGGCGACTACAAGCTCGAGGGGGCCATGGTCGCATGAACCTCACACCGGAGCACCGCTGGTCGTGCCCCAACTGCACAGAGCAGAGGGTGACCCGTGAGGCCCGGCCGCATACGCCGTTTCATCCGTGCCGCGGACTCAAGGGGTTGTCTGCGCCTTTGGTCGCGGCTGGCAGCGATTGTGTGGTGGAGACAAGAGACCGCGACGACTACGTCGGCAAAGAGGTGGTGCAGGCGGACGGGGAGGGGCGGCCGGTGATGTCGATCGTCACCCGCTACGGCGACGGTCGGAACGATTGTGCGGTGCTGGCACCGTGTGCAACAACTGTAGGGAGTAATTGATGGCGACGTTTGGATACACCGACAACATCAACAGTAATGATGGCGCCGTCAGGCTGGCGTTAGGAAACGAGGGGACGTACCACGTAAGGATCCGCGCCAACGCTGATGGCATCTATCTCGGCGGATATCAAGTCGACAGCAACCCCGCCGGTGCCCCAGGCACCGGGTTCAAGCTCATTCAAGGCCGCGACTATTCGTTTCAGTTTCTGGGGAACACCGGGGCCGCTGTAGGTAGCGACGACTTGTTTGGCGTCTATCTGGCCACGACGTCAGCAACAGACGTGTCATTCAGCGTGTTCTTCACGCCTACGCTTTAGGAGTCATCATGGCTTGGTCTGGCAGCTCGATCTTCCGGCGTTACGTCGCTGAGATGGTCGCGAACTCAAGCGCCTTCGACTGGGACGCGGACACCGTCAAGGTCGCGCTCTACAACACGACGACCACACCCGACAATGACGTCACGACTGACGTGCTTTCGGGTTATAACGGCTCGGGCTCGCAGTGGGTGGTGGCGAACGAGGTGTCAGATGGCACGAACTGGGACGTAGCTGGCGAACCAGTCACTGGTAGGACGCTCACGCTCGCTGCGGACACTATCCCGGCGGATGCTGCTGATACCCCTCAGTCCGGGGCCTCATGCACGCTCGCTGGCGTGTTCGGATGCCTGGTCTATGACGACACGCTCACGAATAAACCAGGGTTCTGCTACAACTATTTCGGTGGATCTCAATCCGTGACGGCAGGCAACTTCACCGTAACGTGGCATGCAAACGGTATCTTCAGGTTTACGGTCACTCAAGCGTGAAAGTACGTAACGCTTAGTGCTAAAGTGGGGGTATGGACACATGCCCCAACTGCGGTGACCCGGTAATCAAGACAACCAACATGGGCAGGCCTCGGGTTTACTGCTCATCCAAATGCAAGCAAGCCTTCTATGACGCCAACGATAAGGCTAAGCGTGCCGCGATGCGTGCGGGGCGCCGGTGTGTGGTCTGTGATTCGCTGATCGAGTCCAGCACTGGTCGAGCTCGCTGCTGCTCTCGAAAGTGCTCAGACGATTACGCCAATCGGCGAAAGCAAGAGGCCCGTCGCCAAGTCTGGGAAGCGTCGGACCCGAAGTGCGCAAGATGCGGTGTCTCAATCGCTCATCGCCGTCGCGGCTCGGTCTTCTGCTCAGAAGATTGCAAGCTCAAGACTCACGCCAACACGTGGATGAAGAAGTCGCCGCATTACATGCGGCAGTACCTGTACGGCATCACCAAGGATGAGTACGAGGCGATGCTGGCTGGTCAGGACGGCCGGTGCGCTATCTGCCGCGTTGATACGCCCGGTGGTAAGGGCGGCTGGCACGTCGACCACGACCATGACACCAAGGTCATCCGCGGGTTGCTCTGTCATCATTGCAACATCGGCGTAGGCCAGTTCAAGGACGACCCCGAGATCCTTCGGGCTGCAGCCGACTACCTCGAGCGGATGTAGCCGATAGCCGCCAGGAGGCGTCATGGCGATCGCCTTCCGGGGAGAGACCGAGATTGCCTCCGGTGGTGCCACCGACCCCATGTCAGCGCCGGCGCTGCCAGCGTCGACCGCCAACGGTGACATGGTTATCCTTGGGGTCATCGTCAAATACGGCGACGTGACGACGATCGCTACCAACCCGCCCACAGGGTGGACCGCGGTATCCAACAACGAGAATGTGAATTCCGGGTCGGACAACGCCGGCAATGACGACGGCAACATCCGGTGTGCCTTGTTCTTCCGTGAGAAAGATGCCAGCTGGTCGACGATGCCGGCCGTTGACCTCTCCGGTACCCCGAACTGCACGATGGTTGGGGCCATCTCTTATTCGAAGGGTGCAGGCGAAGTTTGGGACATCGCTTGCGCCAACGCCGTCGACAACAGCCAGTCGTCCACCGGTGTAGACCCGGCGGCGTCGGGCACCACACTCGACTTCGCCACCGGTGACCTGCTGTACGCGTTCTGTGGTGTCAACGGCGACGCCGGCACTCCGACTGTCCCCATGACCGTCACCGTCTCGGGGGTGACGTTCGGGGCCGCTACAACCCGATGGGACGGCGCCACCACATCGGGCACCGACCTGCGCGGTCATAGCATCGAGAGCGCCTACTCGTCCGGCACCGCGTCGGCGGGTCCCGACGGCGCTTTCACGCTCACGACCGGCGCGGCGACCGGTATGGGTGTGATGATCTTTGCCCGGTTGCGGGTTACGACCGTGAACTCTGCCGCCCCTCCTTTCGATCACCCGATCCGCCGTTCCTGGCATAACCTCACGAGGTGATCCATGCCGGTTTACACCGTCCCCATCAACTGTTCGACCGCGATCACTGCCGCGATCGACGTGTTCGAGATTGCGTCGGGTGCCAACCGTCCGATCACGCTCCTTGGCTTTGAGATCAGTCAAACCTCTGAGGTCGGTGACACTCAAGAAGAACAGCTAGAGATGTTGTTGAGACGGGTCACCGGTGCCCCTACATCGGGTTCGGGTGGTCCCTCGGCGGCGACAGTCCGGGCGATCGAAGCTGATGAGTCGTTGGCGACTGGTGTTACGTTCGAGAACGGCAACACCACCAAACTTACCGGTGGCACCTCTGAGGAACTGATGCGGTTCGCTTGGAACGTGCGAGTCCCGTACTTGTACGTTCCGATCCCTGAAGCCCGCCCCGGCATTCTTGTTAGCGACCATCTAGTCCTTGAAATGGTTTCGACCCCCGGCGATTCGATAACCAAGATCGTCGGTTGGGTCGCGTGGCTCGAGTAACCAGCGAGGGCGTCTACCGTCCGCCGTTCCGGGCGCCGCCCCGCGGTGTCTGGGTATCGACAGTTCCGTCCACCAACGCCCCCGCCGGTAACGCTCTCGGCGCCGGTTCCGCTGACCAACCGAAAGCTCACGTCCAACCTTTCCCCGCGGCACCGACCGCGGCAGGCGAAGCCCCCCAACCCAAGGCTCACGTCCAAGCCCTAGCCGCGTGCCCCACCGCCGCCGGTACAGCACCGCAACCGACGGTCCAAACCACGTCCGGCGCCAACGCTCCGGCTGGTGACGCCCTCGGTGCCGGGTCGGCCCTACAGCCCGAGGCCAGCGTCGGTGCGAAACCTCAGCCGGCCAACATCATTGATGGTGGCGACACCTCAACCCCACCCGCTGACTTCGTCGATGCCGGCGATGGGTCCTTCACCGACTTCATTGATCCCGAGGCGTTCTGTACCGCGGTCGGCGACGCCTACGGGTCCAAAGCTTCTGTCGCTGTCAATGCCGGGTTTGCATCCGGCGTTGGTACGGCACCGCAACCCGAAGGATCTTTGGGGGTTCTCGCTGGGAGTCCAACCGCCGCGGGTAGCGCCTTACAGGCCACAGTCTCCACCTCTACCAACGACACGAATGCCCCGGCCGGGTTGGCTGCGGCTAGCGGCACCGCTAACGCCCCCGTTGCTCTCGTGGGCGCTCAGGCGGCGGCACCCACCGCCACGGGTACCGCCCCCGCTGTCAAAGCCGACATCGACGCCAAACCCGACGCCCCGACCGGCGCCGGGACCTCGGATGGGACCACAGTCCAAACCGGGACGTTCACATTCGCCCCGGCCGGGCTCGCATCGTCGACCGGGTCGGCGTTCCAGCCAACGATCAGAATCACTGCCGGGCCCGGGGCGGCGACCGCCACAGGCACCGCAAACCCCCCTCAGATCACCGTAGGCGCCCGCACAGGTCTCGCCGCCGGTACAGGGACCGCCAACCAGCCCACGGTCGCTGTCGGCGCCCTCGCCATGGCCGGACTGGCTTCGGCTACCGGTGTCGCTAACGCCCCCAAGATCGACCTCGACATCAACGCCGGGCTAGCCGCCGCGATAGGGCAAGCGTTCCCGGTGTTCGGACTGTCCGGCAACCCGCTGGGCCCACCCCATGCGATCGGCGCCGTCGCCGACGACGATCACTCCCTCACCACACGGGATCCTGTCGGCCTGGTCGCGGTCGACGACGACCACAGCTTGGAGGTGTGATGCAAGAGGTCATTCGTCGCACCAAGGGTTCCGAGCTCCCCGATATCGGACTCACCTGGTACCAAGAGGACGGCGTCACTCTCTACAACTTCTCGTCCGGGTGGACGTTCGCCGTGCGGATCGGTAACCCCGGCTCAATCGCGCTTGTCACCCCCACAGCCACCGGCGCAGCCACCGCCCCCAACATCACCATCACGTTCGCCGCCAACGCCCTCGACGCCATCCCCGCCGGCTCCTACCACCTCGACGTCACCCCTCGCTTCACCGCGCTGACCAAAGACCTCGATACCCGCACCTGGCTGTTCCAGGTCCGCGACGCGGTGGCGGCCTGATGGCTACCGAGAACAAGCGGATGCAGCAGCGGCGCCGCACCGCCGCTCAGTGGGCATCGGAGAACCCGGTGTTGGCCTCCGGTGAGATCGGTGTCGCGATCGACTTGGTACCCGATTTCAAAATCGGGGACGGTTCTACCGCCTGGAACTCGCTCGAGGGGTTCCCCGAGCTCACCACCTCAGACACAACCAAGGTTCCGGTCAGTACCTCGGGTGGGGTCACCACTCTCGATGTCGACGATCTCGCATGGGCACCCCTGGTAGCCCGACTGTCATCTGACAGCTCGGCGGTAAACAACTCGACCACGCTGGTCGATGTCACCGGGCTAGCGGTCACGCTGTCGACGAACGCCGAATACTGGGTCGAAGGACTGTTGATCTACAACTCGTCGACTGCCGCCGACATCAAGTTCTCGTGGACGATACCTTCGGGTGCTACCGGCTCTTGGGGTGTGTTCGGTGCCCAGACCGGCACCGCGGGTGTGTTGGCTTCCATAAACACCGCTCAGGCGGCGTGGACGGGTAACGGGGCATGTGGCGGTGCCGGTGTCGGCACCCAAATGGTGGCCATGCCTAGGGGTGTGATCGTCACCGCTGGCACCGGTGGCAGCTTCCAGCTCCGATTCGCACAGAACAGCGCCGACGCCACCAACACGGTCGTTAACGCGTTTTCGGCCATACGAGCGGACCGGGTCGCGTGACCCGCGGCAACGGCATCACCGGCTACGTCAACGCGCCGACGCTCACCACCTGGGGCGACCATCAGTTCGCGGTCTGGTACGACCTCGCTGGCGAACTCCACATCGGCCGCATCGAACGCGGTACCCAAACCTGGGGTGTCGACCACGACGAGTACACGTTCGCTGGCAGCCCCCGCACCACTCTCTCCTTGCCGGTTGATGACGACGACCACAACTTTTGTACGCTCGCCGTTGACGGGCTCGGGCTCATCCATGTGTGGGCCAACATGCATACCGACTCACCGATTCGGGCCGTCAAGACAACCACCGCTCACACCACCGACGATTGGCTGGCGACCGCCGGTTGGGCGTCCGCTGCCTCGGACTTCCCGTCGATCGGCCCCAACGCCACCTATCCGGTCCCGACCCGGCTCGCAGACGGAAGCCTCTGGTTCTGGATCCGTGACGCCCTCGCCGGCGGCTCCGAACCAGGCAACGACAACAGCCGTTACTGGATCCGGGGACCGGGGGCATCGTCGTGGACGAACATGGGTGTGTTCACCCAAGGCGACGGACTAGCCGGCGACTCCGGCAGCAACGACCGCACCAACTGGGGTGCCTACGTGTCCGCCCCCTACGTCGAAGCCGACCGCGAACCCAACCCCGGGCGGCTGCACATCACGTGGGTGTGGCGGATCGACACGACTGCCGACGACTGGCTACCCGGCTACGCCTACTCCGACGACAACGGCACCACCTGGAAAGCGATCGACGGCTCCACGCTCACGATGCCGATCACCCCGCTCAACAGCATTCCGGCCAGATTCCCGGGCTCGGCCCGTATCACCGCCCTCGCTCGAGCATCGAACGTCGTCACCGCAGAAGCCGACGACGCCAACCACGGCATCGCTGCCTCCGACTCCGTGACCCTGTGGGCCGTCAACGGCACGTTCGATGGCGCGTTCACCGTCACATCGGTTGGCACCCCCAACTCGACCAGCATCCGCTGGGCGCAAACCGCCGCCGACAATGCCTCCGGTGGCGCCGGTTGCCTCGCCCGAGCCGACTGCCTCTACGTCAACAGTCCCTCGGTCGGGGTCGACAACGCCGGGTCGCCACACATCTTCTCCACAGCGTCAGGATTCCGAGTCCACATCTACCGATCCGGTGGCAACTGGGTACAGGACGCTCTCCCTAACCCCAACGCCGGGACGATCATGCAGTCCCGAATCGGTGCCTGCTTCTGGTTGCGTGACGTCCTCTGGTACATGGCGTCCGGTCGGCGTTCCACGATCGTTAACAGCTCGTCGCGGCAACACACCCTGTGGCGAGTCGACGGTGCCGCCTCGATACGTCTAGGTCCCGACCAAGGATTCCAAGATCACAACTGGGAACCAACTCCCGATCCGGAGGCGTGGCGACGGTTCGGGATCATCGAAACCCTGTCATGTGACGGTGACACACCCCGAGTGTTCACGTTCGGCAACAACGCCCGCATCAAGGCGGCGGCATGACGACCCTCGCCCAGGTCCGCGATGGCCTCGAGGCTCGGCTCGACACGATCGACGGGCTGAGGGTTGTTCCCTACGTGCCCGATGTTCTGCCCGGCTACCCGGCAGCGGTTGTGTTCCCGCCCGTCGATGTGGACCCGCCGAACGACCTGGCGTCCGGCAGTTTCACGGCCCTGTTCGTCGTTCTCCTGTTCGTCCCGGCGAACGTCGACCGCAAACAGCTCGATCTCTACGACCTGTTGGACCGCACCGGTACGAGCTCGGTGTTCGCGGCGATCGACGCCGACAAGCAATTGGGCGGCTTGAACGTCACCTGCCAGGTCCTATCCGCCGTGGACTCGTTGGACCGTGCCCAGATGGCATCGACTCAGGTTTTCCAGCGGGCCGTAACCGTTTCAGTAATCGTCTCTTAGGAGCACCCGACATGGCATTGATGATCCCCCAGGCGATGACGCAGATCCATAACGCCACATTCTCGGCCCCGACGACATCGGACACTGTCACCCCCGATTCGGGGCTGTTGTTGTATGTGAAGGTTGGTGGCACCGCGACCACGATCACTGTGGTCGTTCCCGGCAACCAGTTCTACTCGGGTGCGGGGACTACGGACCCGACGTCGGGTTCCGTTACCAGCCAGGACCGGCAAATCTATCTGCCGCCGCAGCTCGCCGACCCGGCGACGGGCCTGATCACCGTCACCTACTCGCAGGTGACCGGTGTCACCGCCGCACTCCTCAAGGTCGGATGACTGTGCGCATGTACCACCCCGACCTCGAAGGCCGCGAGATCGTCGTCGCCGACGACCCTGAGGTCGTCGCGTTGCACGAGTCGCAGGGCTGGAAACAAGCCCCCGAACTGGTAGCCCGGCCGGGTTATGCGCCGGAACCGGCGCCGGTTGAGAAGCCGCGCAGCAAGCCCAGCAGGAAGTCCACCGACAGATAGATTCCCGGGTCTAGGCCCACTCGAACAACCAGAGCCCCGCCTCCTGCGGGGCTTTTTCGCGCGTCCAAGGAGCACACATGCCCCGGTACACCATCGAAGGTTTCGCCCTTCTGTACCACGTCCCCACCATCGCCAACACGGCGTCACCCACGACCGCGGAACTCAACGCCGGCACGAACTTGAGCGCGTTTACGCCCCGTGACGGGTTCGGGCCCAACATGACCCAGAATTTCATTGACATCTCGTCTCTCGCTGATTCGTTCGACCTCACTCAGATCGGCTCCGAGGGCGGGAACTTCACGTTGACGTTCTTCCGTGACAACTCAGCGGACACCGCCTGGAACCTGTACGTCCCCGGTGGCGTATCCGGGTTCATCGCGTTCCGTGAAGGCATCGCGACGGCGACGGCGTGGGCGTCAACCCAGAAGCTGCAGGTATGGCCCTACGCCGCACACAAGCCGTTGCCGGTACCGACCGCACAGAATGAGGCCCGCAAGTTCACCGTCGGAATCGGTATCACCAACGTCCCGAACCGGAACGCCACCGTCGCCTGATGCGCACGCCGTTCGAGCAGGCAGCCCTCGCATACTGTGCCCCACGTGGTATCCGCCTGTCCGAGTTCTTGGACCTGTGGTCGCCGGGCGATCAGAGGTCCGCGCTCGAATGGCAGACCGAACAGAACCTCAAATGTCCCGGTTGCGGTCAACCGGTCACCGAGTGCATGGTCGACGAGGACGACGCCCCCGCCTACGAGG